AAAGACCTGACAATATATTAAACAACTGGCGTGTAACAAAAACTTGTTTACGTCTTGGTAGCAGAATAGTAGGTAAATGTATGATGGGCTCAACTTCCAACGCCCTTGATAAAGGTGGAGACAACTTTAAAAAATTATACAATGACTCAGATGTATCAAGACGAAATCGTAATGGACAGACAAAGTCTGGCTTATATTCTCTCTTTATCCCAATGGAGTGGAACTACGAAGGATTTATTGACGAATACGGAAATCCAGTCTTTGATAATCCAAGTGATGATGTCTACGGTCCAGACGGAGAACTAATTGATTATGGTATTGTAGACCATTGGCAAAATGAAGCTGATGGTTTAAAAAACGATCAAGACGCGTTAAACGAATTTTATAGACAATTTCCTAAAACAGAAGAACACGCTTTTAGAGACGAAGCAAAAAATAGTATATTTAATTTAGTTAGAATATACGAACAAATAGATTATAATGATGGTATAAAACCACCAGTCAGTATAGGTAATTTTCAATGGGTTAACGGTGTAAAAGATAGTCAAGTTATATTTTATCCAGATCCAAAAGGTAGATTTAATATAAGTTGGGTACCACCTAGTAATTTACAAAATAAAATAATAATAAAAAACGGTATAAAATATCCTGGCAATGAGCACTTAGGAGCTTTTGGTTGTGATAGTTACGATATATCAGGAACTGTAGATGGTAAAGGTTCAAAAGGATCTTTACACGGTCTTACAAAGTTTAGCATGGAAGATGCTCCGCCAAATCACTTTTTTTTAGAATATATAGCTAGGCCACAAACAGCTGATATATTTTTTGAAGACGTGCTTATGGCTTTAGTATTTTATAGCATGCCATTGCTTGCAGAAAATAATAAACCAAGATTATTATACTATTTAAGACGTAGAGGTTATAGAGGTTATAGTATGAATAGACCTGATAGAGTTTGGAACAAACTATCTACAGCTGAAAAAGAAATAGGTGGTATACCAAACTCAAGTGAAGATATTAAGCAAGCTCATGCTGCTGCCATTGAGATGTATATACAAGGCCATGTTGGCCAAATGCAAACAGGTAGCTATGGAAGCATGTATTTTAATAGAACATTAAACGACTGGGGTAAGTTTGACATAAATAAACGTACAAAGTTTGACGCTACTATTAGTAGTGGATTAGCGATTATGGCTTGCAATAGAAATTTGTATAAGCCTAACCCTAACGTAGAAAAACAAAAATTAAACATAAATATAGCTAGATATAGTAATACTGGTTATAATTCTAAAATAATAAAGTAAATATATGGCAGAGTCTGTTATAAAAAGTTATTTCCCAAGTCAAGTAGTAAGTGACGCAGAAAAATTAAGTTATGATTACGGTTTGAAAGTAGCTAAAGCTATTGAGAACGAGTGGTTTTATAATGATTACAATCAAACAAGATATACTACAAATAAAAACAATTATCATAATTTAAGATTATATGCTAGAGGTGAACAGTCAATAGAAAAATATAAAGATGAGTTATCTATTAATGGTGATTTGTCTTATTTAAATTTAGACTGGAAGCCAGTACCTATTATACCTAAGTTTGTTGACATAGTTGTTAACGGTATTGCAGAGCGTACTTATGATGTTAAAGCTTATGCTCAAGACCCTTACAGTGTTCAAAAAAGAACACAATACATGAACGACATATTATCTGACATGGAAAATAAAGTTGTTAATGATTATGCTATGACAGAGTTTCAAATAAACAAAAGAAAGTCTGAAGTGCCTGAACTTCCTGAAACAAAAGAAGAGCTAGCCTTGCACATGCAATTAACTTATAAACAGTCTATTGAAGTTGCTCAAGAGCAAGCTTTATCTGTTTTAATGGAAGGTAATAATTACGAGCTAATTAAAAAAAGGTTTTTTTATGATTTAACAGTTTTAGGTATTGGTGCTGTAAAAACAGATTTTAACACTTCAGAAGGAGTTACTATTAACTATGTTGATCCAGCTGATTTAGTTTATTCTTATACAGAGTCACCATACTTTGAAGATTTATACTACGTAGGCGAAGTTAAAAAAATACCTGTAAACGAACTTGTAAAGCAGTTTCCTTTTTTAGAGCAAGAAGATTTAGAAGATATAATTAAAAATAAAAATTATCACAAAACTAACTACGACCAAGGTTCTGCTCAGTACAAAGAAATAGACAATAACAAGGTTCAAGTTTTATATTTTAATTATAAAACATATATGAACGAAGTTTACAAAATAAAAGAAGTTGGTAGTGGCGCTGAAAAAGCTATAGAAAAAGACGACAGCTTTAATCCACCAGAAGACAAAGAAGGTAATTTTACTAGACTACAAAGAAATATAGAAGTTTTATATGAAGGAGCTTTAATACTTGGTACTAACAAATTACTACAGTGGCAAATATCTAAAAACATGATGAGGCCTAAAAGCGATTACACTAAGGTTAAAATGAACTACAATATAGTGGCGCCACGTATGTATAAAGGTAAAATAGAGAGTTTAGTAAGACGTATTACTGGTTTTGCTGATATGATACAGCTAACACATCTAAAGCTACAACAAGTAATGGCGCGCATGGTACCAGATGGTGTTTACTTAGATGCTGATGGTTTAGCTGAAGTAGATTTAGGTAATGGTACAAACTATAATCCACAAGAAGCTTTAAATATGTTCTTCCAAACAGGTTCGGTAATTGGTAGATCATTTACAAGTGAAGGTGATATGAACCCAGGTAAAATACCAATACAAGAAATAACTAGTGGTAGTGGTGGTAATAAAATACAAGCTTTAATTGGTAACTACAATTACTACATGCAAATGATACGTGATGTAACTGGTTTAAATGAAGCTAGAGATGGTGGTAAAATAGACAAAAATGCTTTAGTTGGTGTACAAAAACTTGCTGCAGCAAATAGTAATACAGCAACAAGACATATACTACAGTCTGGTTTGTTTTTAACAGCTGAAGTAGCAGAGTCTTTATCTTTAAGAGTATCTGATATATTAGAATATTCACCAACCGCTGAAGCTTTTACTCACGCTATTGGCGCGCATAACGTTGCTGTATTAGATGAAATTAAAGATTTATATCTATATGATTTTGGTATATTTATAAACTTACAGCCAGACGAAGAAGAAAAGCAATTACTAGAAAACAATATACAAACAGCTTTATCTAGACAAAGTATTGAACTTGAAGATGCTATAGACATTAGAGAGATTAAAAACTTAAAACTAGCTAATGAGCTTTTAAAACTTAGAAGAAGAAGAAAACAAGCAAGAGATCAAGAAGTTGCTCAGCAATGCTCAAGCACAACAAGTCGCTGCGCAAGCAGAGGTTCAAAAAAGTTCTGTGTTAATGCAAAACGACGCTCAATTAGCTCAAGTAAAATCTGAATTAGAAGCTCAACGTATGGCACAAGAAGTTCAGTATAAAAAAGAGTTAATGGAGTTAGAGTTTAACTTTAACATGCAACTTAAAAGCGTTGAATCAGCTGGGCAAAAACAAAAAGAAAAAGAAAAAGAAGATCGTAAAGACGAAAGAACTAGAATACAAGCTAGTCAACAAAGCGAACTTATAGATCAAAGAAAAGGTAGTAAACCGCCTAAAAACTTTGAGTCTGCAGGTAATGATATACTTAGCGGAGAGTTTGGTTTAGGTAATTTTGATCCTAAATAAATTTATTAATTATTATTATATTATATTATGTCAGAAAATAAAGAAAAAGTAGTCGAAGAGACTGCAAAAAAAAATGTTACAAAGGTTAACATTAAAAAATTTAACTAAAAAACCAGAAGAAGATGCCGTTCCAGAGCAAAGCACAGATGAGGTTCCTGTACGCGACGAATCCGAAACTAGCGAAAAAGTACTCGAAGAAAACGTCGAATCAACAGATGAAAAACCTACCGGAGAAAAAGTCTCCGACACAGTTCAAGATGAAACGCCCGCTCTTGAGGAAGTAACAAGCGAAGAAACTGAAAAACAAGTTGAAGAAAAAATAGAAGAATTAGTTGAAGAAACTAAAGAAGCTATAGCTGAATCTCAAGAAACAGGTAAAGCATTGCCAGAAAATATACAAAAGCTTGTAGATTTTATGGAAGAAACTGGTGGTAGTATTGAAGATTATGCTAGATTAAATACTGATTATAGCAATTACGATGATACTACTTTATTAAGAGAATATTATAAACAAACAAAAAAACATTTAACTGACGATGAAATTAGTTTTCTTATGGAAGACTCATTTTCATACAACGAAGAAGAAGATGAAGAGAGAGATGTTAAAAGAAAAAAATTAGCGTTTAAAGAGCAAGTTGCCAGCGCTAAAAGCCACTTAGACGGGCAAAAGTCTAAATACTATAAAGAAATTAAAGCTGGGTCAAAGTTGACTCAAGAGCAACAAAAAGCTATAGATTTTTTTAATAGATATAACAAAGAATCAGAAGAAAGTAAAAAAATAACAGAAAACCAAAATAAAACTTTTAGATTAAAGACTGATAATATATTCAATAAAAACTTTAAAGGTTTTGAATATAACGTTGGAGATAAAAAGTATAGGTTTAATGTTAAAAATACAAATGAAGTAAAAGAAACTCAAAGCGACATTAACAATTTTGTCAAAAAGTTTTTGAACAAAAATAACGAAATGGAAGATGCTGCGGGTTATCACAAATCTTTATTTACAGCAATGAACTCTGATGCTGTTGCAAAACACTTTTATGAACAAGGTAAAGCTGATGCTTTAAAAGAAAGTATGGCTAAAGCTAAAAACGTTGATATGAACCCAAGAAAAGCTTTTGGTGGAGTTGAAACAGGAGGTGTTAAAGTAAAAGTATTAGGCAGTACTTCTAATGATTTTAAGTTTAAAATTAAAAACAAATAAATAACAAATTTAAAATTTACAAATTATGGCAATACAAAACGGAGCAAGTTTAAATAGCGTTCCATCGTCTTTACAACAGGCGTTATCGACAAACTATTTAGATTTAGCGTCTTCAACTGGACAAGGTTGGGCGCAACAATACGTGCCAGACTTGATGGAAAAAGAAGCTGAGGTTTTTGGACCTAGAACAATTTCTGGTTTCCTATCACAGGTTGGTGCAGAAGAGGCTATGACTGCTGATCAGGTAGTATGGTCTGAACAATCAAGATTACACTTATCTTATAAAGGTGAAGTTAAATCAAATGTAACTATTGAAATACAATCAGATATCGATGGTAACAACGAAGATACTACTGACGGTATTTCTGGTTCTGGTAATTCACCAATCAGACATGGTGTTAGAGTTAACGATACTATTCTTATCGCTAACAGTAATGGTATTACTAAAGCTTTAGTTACTATAGTAAATAATGACCTTATTACTGTAGCACCTTATGATGCTGCAACTTTAAGTTATACTTCTACAGCTGCTTTAGCAACTACTATATTAGTTTATGGTTCTGAGTATGCAAAAGGTAAAACTTATACTCAAGATGATGGTTCAGGTGATCAAGATTTTAGACCAGCTAATCAGCCAGACTTTAAAACTTTCAACAATAAGCCAATTATTATGAAAGATTACTACGAAGTTTCTGGATCTGACGCTTCTAGAATTGGTTGGGTAGAAATTTCAACTGAAGGTGGTCAAGGTGGTTTCTTGTGGTACTTAAAAGCTGAAGCTGATACAAGAGCTAGATTTACTGATTACATTGAAATGTCTATGTTAGAATCTATTAAAGGTGTAACTGGTAACACTGTTGACACTGAATTAGGTGGAGCTGATACTGACGCTGTTGGTACTCAAGGTTTATTTGATGCAATAGAAAAAAGAGGTAACGTAACTACTGGTGTAACTGGTGTTAACGCTGCTACTGATTTAGCTGAATTTGACGCTATCTTAGCTGAATTTGATAAGCAAGGTGCTATTGAAGAGTACATGATGTTTGTTAACAGATCTACTAGCTTAGCTATGGACGATATGTTAGCTTCAATGAACTCTTACGGAGCTGGTGGTACTTCTTACGGAGTATTCAACAACTCTGAAGATATGGCATTAAATTTAGGTTTCTCTGGTTTCAGAAGAGGTTCTTATGACTTCTACAAGTCTGACTTTAGATACTTAAACGATAAAGCTACTAGAGGTGGTATTAACGATGCTGGTAGCACTGAT